TTCTCGTCATACGACGAAGAGTGTATGGCTGTGAAGAGGGTGAACCCTTCAACGCTGCCATCAGTACCAATACATGAACGTTCTGTTCATGTAGCGGTATCGGGTCAGGTTTGCCAGACTGGATTAGTTCTTTCCAGGCCCAGCGCTGCTGATCCGAGTTCCACCTCACATGCCGGTTGGACATAAAAACGTCCTTGGGCACCTCAAACGCCGAATCAAGGTTACCAGGCATATACCGCATAAAGCGGAAACATGCTCGGACCCTATCGGTTAGCTTGAGGCTCTCCGCAAAGGCAATGTTGCCACGCCTTGCAAAAGAGTTGTGAAACTTGAACATCGCCATCGTATTATCAAGGCGATAATCAAGTGATACTGGTCGTACAAACACACCCCGAAAGTAATCCCTTCCACACGATTCACGAAACGGTCCGAAGTAAAAGGACTTATCCGTGTTTATGCTAAAACCGATATATTGCAACAACTCGGTAAGCACCAGTGCTTGCGACTGACGAACTATGATGTCATCTCCATAAATGGAGAAGTCATCAGGGAGCTCAGCCAGAGCATTGACTGCGTGGGCGAAACTCGCGAAAATGAGAGTTTCCAAGGGAAAACAAAAGCTGTTGCCCATCGAACAGAACTTCTCGTACCGGATAAACTTCCCGGTTTGAGGATCCAAGTAAGATGGTGACCTGATGTCATTGAGGAGCGTGAACCACGCAGACGGCAGAAGTGTACGTGCCAGCTCGATCGAAATCGAGTCCGACGCCGCACTTAAGTCTAACGTTGCGTAAGGGTTATACTCCTCCACACTTCCAAGGAAAGCAAAACCTTGGTTGTGCGTCTGCTGCGATAAGTCAACGCCGAAACGGCGGAGTTTCCTCCGCATAACGACGTCAACGCCTCGCTGCAGATACAGGTTTAACAACGGCTCGACCGCTATGACCCGGTGGGTCTTTGCAGTCTTCGGAACAAACGTCACTTTATTGTGGGCCACAAGTTTCAACCGGTTAACAAACATCCTGTCAAAGGCCTCACGGTCTAGACAGAATATACCGGGGTCCACCCCCTCAGAAAGGAGGTATTCCACCACGTGGTGATTTCGCCACATAGCTGATTTAACGTATGGCACGGCCGTAGGGGTGCACGACCAACTGGATGCGAGAAACTTACGCATGTCGTTGGTAGCATTACCATGCACCCCCACTGAGGCCCCAGGGCCAAACTCGCACTGGTCATAGATCTTATCGAGGTCGGGCTCACGCCCTAAAACCCTCTCGATCCATGCCCTAGCTTCACCAATAATAAACTGGTGTCGCCAGGTGTTTGTCCGGTTTCTCAACCGGAATAATCGGTTGTATCGCTTGCAAACCAGCTCAGCTTTCCTAAACTTCAGGATCGCTGCGGCCTCGGGATTCAACCCGGGAGCCTCGCTAGAGCTAAACGGATACTTCCGTACCAGTGCGGCCAATTGATGCGCAGCTTTATGCTCAGCTGCATCGCCATACTCTGCGGCGACTAGTGCATCTGCTAAAGCAACGAGCTTGTCCCCTCGACGGGATCGCAATGAAGCGACCCATTCTTGGAGATTTCGCAAGTTACCGTTGCCAGGTAGGCACAACCACTCGTTGACAACGTCAAAAATACTGACATTGCTAAGAGCGTGTAGGTCGCGCTTGCGCGCTTTCCCTTTCCTTTCAGGTTGCATTTCGCTTCCTTTTTGGTTAGATGAAGCATCTGATACTGTCCTCTCTATGCCAGGCCGAAGAGCCAAGGAAGCACAAAGAAAACGTATAAACCTACAATAACGTAGGTCACGAACTCTTTAAAAACGTGCATCTTAACACTCCTTTCTGGCATTGTTAACGCCGCCGGCCCCATAAGGGCCGAACGGCAACAGCCAACAACCGACAATTAAGTCGGGAACTTGGCTTTGAGGAACAGGTCATCCGCTTCAGACATGAGCAAGAAATCGCCCGTGTCGTCGCGCAAAGCATCCACATCAACCTCGGCCATTCCGACCGGGAGAGAAGTGGTGACCTCGACCAAAGCTACGCCTTCCGTATTAGGTTGGCCAGTTACGGCTACCGTTCTGGAAAACTTTGCTGTCACCCGGCTAACACCACCAAAGGTGGAAGTTGGCTTAGGAGCAACCCGCTTGAAGGACAGGATGTCCTTGTTCGACAGGTCGTGGTTGGGGCCAATGAACTCGATGTTATCGGGTCCAACTACGCGTTCTTTTGCGTAGGCCTTAGTATTGACAGTGATTGTCATAGTGTTTACTCTTTGTTTCCATAGAGTTATGTCACCCGTGTTTGAGGGC